ACATTCATGCTGATAATGATTATGCTTTGCGATGGGCTTGTAAAAATGGTCACTTGGATGTGGCCAAATTTTTGGTAGAAAAAGGAGCTAACATTCATGCCTATCATGATTATGCTTTACGAAGAGCTTGTGGAAAAGGTCACTTGCAAGTGGCCAAGTTTTTGGTGGATAAAGGAGCCAACATTTATGCTAACGATGACGTTTATCATTATTTGGTCAAACACGGAATCACAAAAAGTTGAAATAATTATTATTTTTTTTATTGATAATTATCAATCAGCAATAAAAAAATGACTAATCCATTTGATATTCAGGAACTAAAATATATGATTATTAATTTATTGGACTTGAAATCAATTGGTCGAATGATTCAAGTCAATTGGATATTCAAAAATTTTATCCAAGATATACCTATTTATTTAGAAATACAGAATTGTTTAAATTATATCAAACATGGTTTGGAAGTATGTCATGAAAAATACAATACAAGAGAAAAATTTTTTATTTCTGCTTGTGCAAATGCTTGCCGTTATATCATTGATAATTTATGGAAAAAAGAAGTCATATGTTTGAGTGCTTCAAGTATTTTACATACGAGTTTGTGGTTTGCCTGTCGAAATGGTCACTTGGAAGTAGCCAAGTCTTTAGTAGAAAAAAGGAGCCAACATTCATGCTGAAAATGATTTGGCTTTCCTTTGGACTTGTCAATATGGTCACTTGAAAGTAGTCACGTTTTTGGTAGAAAAGGAAGGCAACATTCATGTTTCTAATGATTTGACTTTGTTATTGGCTTGTCAAAATGGTTACTTGGAAGTGGACAAGTTTTTAGTCGAGGTGGAGCGGACATTCATGCTGAAAATGATTTGGCTTTGATATGGGCTTGTCACTTAGAAGTGGCCAAGTTTTTGATGGAAAAAGGAGCCAGCATTTATGCTGATAATGATGGGGCTTTGTAAAGGACTTGTCAAAATGGTCACTTGAACGTGGTCAACTTTTTGGTAGAAAAAGGAGCCAACATTCATGCTGAAAATGATATGGCTTTACAATGGGTTTATCGAAATGGTTACTTGGAAATGGCCAAGTTTTTGGTGGAAAATGGAACCAACATTCATGCTAACCATAGCACTTATCGATATTTGGTCAAACACGGAATCATAAAAAGTTGAAACAATTATTATTTTTTTATTGAAATTTTCAATCTGCAATTAAAAATAAAAAAATAACCAATGCATTTGACATTCCGGAACTAAAATATATGATTATTAATTTGTTGGACTTAAAATGAATTGGTTGGATGGTTTAAAGGCATATGATAAAAAATATAACACAAGAGAAAAAATTTTTATTTCAGCTTGTGCAAATGCTTGCCGAAATATTATTGATAATTTCTGGAAAGACAGAGACATATGTACGAGTGCTTCAGATATTTTGGATACGAGTTTGACGTTAACTTGTCGAAATGGTTATCTGGAAGTGGTCAAGTTTTTGGTGGAAAAGGAACCAAGATTCATGCTGATAATGATTTATTTTTGCAATGTGCCAGTCGAAACGATCACTTGGAAGTGGTCAAATTTTTGGTGGAAAATGGAACTAACATTCATGCTGATAATGATTTGGCTTTGCAATGGGCTTGTTTAAATGATCACTTCCAAGTGACCAAGTTTTTGGTAAATAAAGGAGCCAACATTCATATTGAAAATGATTATGCTTTGCAACATGCTTGTTTAAATGTTCACTTGGAAGTGATCGTTTTTGATAGAAAAATGAATCAACATTAATGCTGGTAATGATTTGGCTTTAGGATTGGTTTGTCTAAAGGTTCACTTGAAAGTGGCTAAAAGATATGCGGATTGGTTGGACCTACATTTTTGACGTTGTTGACCTTATAAAAAATTGATGATTTTATTTATCTTAGTCAATAATAAATTACGAATCATTAACAAAAATCATGATGAATCCGTTAGATATTCCTGAACTGAAATACATGATTGTTAACATGTTGGATCTAAAATCCATTGGTCGGATGGTCCAAGTAGACAAGGCCAATAAAGAATTCATTAAAGATATGCCTATTTATGTTCGACTGAATAGTTGTATTGATAATATAAATCACCTATCATATATGTCATATTTGTCATCAAGATATATTTTGTGCGAAAAAATTTTTATTTATGCATGTGGTAATAATTATTGGCATATTGTTAATAATATTTTGGAGCATGATAATATGACAGACGCTCTAGACGCAAGTCTTATTGTAGCATGTCGTTCTGGTCATTTAGATATGGCCAAGTTTCGAAAAAGGAGCTGATGTTCATGCCCGTAATGATTTAGCATTGCAATTGTCTTGTCAAAATGGTCACTTTGAAATAGTTAAATTTTTGGTGAAAATGGGAACTAATATTCATACTGATGACGAATTGGGATTACGATTAGCTTGTAAAAACGGTCATATGCAAATAATTAAATATTTGGTGCAAAAAGGAGCCAATATTAATGCATCTGATCATAGAGTTTTCAGAGTGGCATGTGAAGTTGGTCATTTGGAAGTAATTAAGTATTTGGTGGGAAATGGGGCTGATATTCATATTTATAATGATTGGGCTTTGGTATACGCATGTGATAATGATTATTTGGAAATGGCCAAGTTTCTGGTAGAAAATGGAGCTAATATGTATAACAACAAAAAAATATATGATTATTTGACACGAAATCATTTCATAAAAAATTGATAAATTTATTTGCCCTTTTTATTAATTATGTTGATGTGGATAATATATTATAAACATCAACATAATTAATAAATTGGCAAAAAATTTTTATACATGCGTGTGCTAACTCTTGTTGACATATCATCAAAGACATTTCAGGCAATCACTCTCTTGGCAAAATCTTGTGAGAATAGTCATGTGGATATAACCAAATATCTAATTGAATAGAGAGTCAAGACTGATGCTATTTATGATCTTTCATTGCGAAAAGCCGACGAAAACGGTCATTTGAATGTTATCAAATTATTGATACGAAATGGAGTCAATGATTGCAACAATGAAGTTTTACAAATGGCTTGTGAGAATGGTCATTCGGAAATAGTGAAATTTTTGGTACAAAACCATGTGGGTGTTCCAGTTGATTCCAACATTCACAAATGTTTGGCAGAAAATAATATTTGTTGACATAATATCATTTTTCTCATTATTTATTATTATTTTTATTCATTTGGGGGCTGATGAAATGACTCATCAAATAATCCACACTTTGGATGGCGCCCGCAATCCATTGTTGGTGTAATGAATAGGCTTCACCAACAATGTAAACTCGTTCATTATTAAAGGGTTGAATTATTTTTTTGAACATGGTTTCGGGATCGAAACCCGGTTTCCAAGCATGTGTGGCTTCGGAATAATACTTTGAAACGATATCCAATGGTTCGGGAACATGTGTGTCACTAAAGAGTCGGGCTAAATGATAGTGTATCTCGATTTTAAAGAGACCCGATTTTTGGAGTTGATTCCAAACCATAGTATTGCGCCCTTCACAATAAACTAACAAAATTCCTCGTTCTTTGTCGTAGGGTATAATTTGTCCCAGAATAGTGTCAGTGGTAATTATAGTATCAATGTCAGAAAACCATGGTTTTCCATCAACTACTGGAAAGCGAAGATAAATTCTCATCGAAGATTTGGTAACAACATATTCTAATTTATCTTTGATTCCAGAAAAGAAGTCAATATGTAAAAGATCCTTTTTGGTGATGGCCATGATAACATTATCCGCATCAATTATCTCATTATTACTGAGACATCTGTATTTATCTCTAACCTTTTCCAAAGAGAGACAAGGACTATCTAACTTGATGACAATGTTGTTTGATCTTATGTAATCCTCTAATTTACGAATAATTTCTGATAATCCAAGTTTTAATTTGTAGAATTTGTATCCGAAACGAAATTCGCCGTTCATTCTATGCAAAGTTTGCAAGGAATGTTGAAGACTAAATGTTTCGGGATAACCATATAAATATGTCAATCTATGTGCCGAATCCAGTCCATAAAATTTTTCGACCAAATCATATAATGTATAAGATTCAGCGATGTAATAAAATGTCGGATCAGATAGTTTTCTGGTTATATCTTCCATGATGGGATAAAAATCAGATTGGTCTATGGGCAACAATTTTTCGATTTGATACATGGTTGGAATCACTTGTTTAATTTCAGGATTAGTGACATTGACTGTTTTGATGAGGGCCATTGACCGACCAGTACTAGACACATCTAATTTATTTATCAAACCCAATTCCTCGAGCAGTTTGTAAACATTTTTTTGAACATCAGAAATAACACCCGCTCCCAGTTCCAATGGAATGCCATCATAATTCATGGTTTCAATTCGGCCACCCAATCTGTTGGTTTTTTCCAAAATAGTGATTTGTTTAACACCAAAATGTTTATGTAAACAATAAGCACTATAGAGACCAGCAATTCCTCCACCAATAATTAAATATGACATTCTTTTAATCATGAATTATACTAACATAATTTGAGTGAATTCAGTGTCAAAAATTAACTATCGTCATGTGTTTCAATTTAAAATTCATAAAATTTTGCAAAAAATTGATTAATTTATTGTTTGATTATGCTTGTGATACAAATTGTATTGAATAGTCAATTCACGTTCTAATTGAAAGTGTCCACATCAAGGTTACGGGAACGATAATGACACTTCATTAGTAAATCATGGCAACCACCGTGGAAGAAATTAATGCCATTGAGACAGTTTTTGGTATTGGAGAATTAGTATGTTTCGTTGCTGGTCATTTAACCTTAAAATCTTTGGGTATGATAACAAGAACAAATCAATTCATCAAAAATTCAATCGAAATCAATATGCCAATTTATAAGCAAATTCAAATATGTTATTCCGTGGACAGACCAAAACATTTAACATTGATTCAGTACTTATTTCTAAGGGCTTGTGAATATGGAGCCATACATTTGATTCGGTATCTTTATCAAAATCATCACGACCACGTGCTGAAATTTTTGGACAAAGGATTTATTGAGGCATCTCGTTGTGGTCACATATTTGTAGTCCAATTCATGATCGAATCAGGAGCAAATATAAATGCCGGACAGCGGGCTATATTTTATGCTGCCAAAAATGGTCATCTCCATGTAGTTAAATATTTAACCACACAAAAAATTAATTATGATATTATGTTTCATGTTTTGAGACCTGCTTGTGTTGGAGGTCAATTTAATGTGTTATTATATGCCATTGAAAATGGAGCAGTTGTTAGCGAACATGAATATGAGACCGCATGTAAGTATGGTCATCTTGACATAGTTAAATTTTTTTATGAGCAAAATTTGACAAAAATTTTTGATCATTCATTAGTATTCCAAACGATTTGTACTCGTGGACATCTGTCACTGGCCAAATTTTTTTTGGAACGTTATGATTTTTTAGAACGGAATCTAGGACTAATATTGCGATATGTTTGTTTTTATGGTTATTTGCAAATGATACAATATTTGGTACAATACACGACTCCAAATGAGATTCATGCCGATATTCATTGTGGTTTTATACTAGCTATTGAACAGGGATATTTGAACATTGTGAAATTTTTGGTCAGAGTACATGTGGATGTTTTTTCAAAACCACAATATTTGGTAAAAGCTTGTGATCATGGTCATTTGGACATTATCAAATTTCTAACCAGAAAAACCAATAGTATTTTTTATCCAAAAATTTTGAAACGTGTCTGTAAGAAAAATCAACTAAAAGTAGTTCAATGTTTGCTCGAAACGGGAGTTGACGTTCATTTGGACAATGATTTGGCACTTCGAACTGCCTGCAAACGTGGATACATAAAGTTAGTGAAAA